ATGGCTAAACAAACTAAGAAGCAGTCTGCTAAGATCGCTAAGGTAATGGGTGAGTTCAAGGCAGGTAAGCTACATGGTGGTATTGATCCCAAGGGGCCTAAGAAGGCTATGCTGGTTAAGAACCCCAAGCAAGCAATCGCCATCGCACTGAGCCAAGCTGGCGGTATGAAGAAGAAGAAGAAGTAATATGGGTCGTACTAACGAGAAGCTATGGGAAAAGTCTAAGGCGGAAGCCAAGGCTAAGATGGGTGGGAAACATTCTGCCCGTGCTATGCAGCTTGCTGGTAAGATTTACAAGGATAAGGGTGGCGACTACACCGGGGAAAAGACCTCTGCCCAAAAGTCTATGACGAAATGGACTAAAGAAGATTGGGGGACTAAGAGTGGTAAGAACTCTACTCAAGGTCCAAAGGCTACAGGTGAGAGATACCTCCCTAAGAAAGCCAGAGAGTCCCTTACCTCTGCTGAGTATGCCGCCACCACAAAGGCTAAGAGAGAGGGTACTAAGGCAGGGAAGCAGTTCGTTAAGCAACCTAAACGTATCGCAGCTAAGACAGCTACAAAAAGATAGGGGGCCAGAGGCCCCCTTAAGTTTAATCTTCAAGCATATAGTCGGCCCATTCTTCGGCTTCTCTCTTGATCTCTTCCTTCCTAACTGGACCATGTGATCTAGATAGCAAGGCATTCATTGCCATACCTACAAGGTAGATACGGGAGGTCATAGGCTTAGGTGGACCATTATACCTCTTCTTAGCTTTGAACTGTTTGGCTTCCTCTGCGAGCTTCGTTTTCTCTAACCCGTTCAAGGTTTCGGTAGTATGCTTTGTTAAACCCAAATTCCCAATCTCTGTGCTTCGGGGTGTTGGGGTTGTAGGGGTTTGTGATTTGTCCTTTTCCAAAGTCTTGGTATCCTTGTTCAAATGCGTTCATTAAAACGACTCCATGAGTGTGATTAGGCGGTTGTGATACCATTGAGCTTTCTTCAAGTCTTGTATCCCACCCTTGTATCGCCATCGGTGATTGTACTTAGCGATGTTACCACGAAGATACCCAATGTATTCCTCGTCTGTTAGGTGATCCTGAATATAATCAATACACTCAATATTACCCTGACCCGCATAGTGTTGTGGGCTGTTGACTGCTTCTGTCATAGACCTTCTCCCTCAAAGGCAATGATCCACTGTTTACAGATGTCACTGCGTACAATGTCATCCACTCCGAACTCAATGATAGGTACAGGCAGGTTGTGCTTCTTTGCTAGGTGCATGATCTTTGATAGACCAGACTGCGTAGAAATATCAGACTGCTTGATGTCCCCATTGATTACAACTTTACACTCTTTCCCAATACGTGTCAAGAACATCTTGATCTCAGCCACTGTGGTGTTCTGTGCTTCGTCGAGGATGATGAACGAATCCTTGAAGGAACGACCACGCATAGTAGACAGGGGGGCCATCTCAATGTTTCCATTCTTGATACCTGTCTCTACCACACCCTTGCCTAGTTGCTCATTAAGAACATCAAGTACGGGTGCAGCCCAAGGGGCGAACTTCTCCTCTAAGGTACCGGGGAAGAAACCTAATTCTTTTCCCACAGCGATGTTAGGTCGGGTTAGAACAATCTTACCAATCTCTTTATTGGCAAACATATTGGCTGCAAAGGTAGCCGCAATGTAAGTCTTACCTGTACCAGAGAAACCACATACAATGACCTGATCGTAGGCAGTAAGAGCTTTGATGTACTCCTTCTGTCTGTCGTTCAGGGCCTTCAGGAGGACAGTCTTCTTAACTGCCTCTCCCTCTGCACCCTTGTATCTAGTTGCCCGTTTAGACTTTGGGGACTCAATCATTCACTCAATCCAATCAATGTCGGTTCGTTGGTGTTCAAACCAATCCACGAGGTCTTCATACCCACCAATGTATTCCTTACCAATGGGTGTCTCTGCCCAAATCTGAGGGAGTGTACTGACACCAGCCTTCTTCATCAGGAGTGGGAACATTGGATGGGTCTTGTAGTTGAATGCCCCGTAAGGGACACCCTTCTTGTTTAAAAGGAACTTGGTTTTGTCGCACCACTCACAGTTCTCTTTGGTTAGGACATAGAACATCTGCTTTCCTTACACTAGGTCAACGATTTCACAACTTCCTCCAGCAATCTTCTTGCAGAGTAATAGGAAGTAGTCTTGTTTGTAGTGTCGTTTCATCATATTAACATCCTTATGTAACCATTGCACGTTGTCTTTTACATATCCCAGACTACTATCAATGCGATCTAGGGAAGCTGTTTTATCTAGGGCAGATATTGTCAAACCACTTAGGTTGCACTTAGAATCTTGTGCTTCAAGTAGGTCTCCAATATACTCTAAGGTTAGGGAAAACTCTAGAGGTGCCCTACCTTTACCACCACTAGCACCTCTTTTTAGTGAGGACCAGTACGTCAAACCTACCCCTTTATACCCTTTCCAGTTAGCCTTACGAACTGTCTTACAACCACAATGTGTGGTACTTTTTTGGATAAGGTGTGTGCCAAACAGAGTCTTGTGTACCCCGCAAGAACATCTTACGCTGTATCTATAGTGCCCGTTCCTAGAAATCTCGGAGACCCCTATCACATAAAGGTCTCCGAATGTTTCTCCTGTTAAATCTTTTTTCACAATCCAACCCCTTACTTACCAAGTGTTATATCACAGGATAAGTTGTACGTCAAGGAGTTTCTTTGTGAGTTAGATGTCTACAAGTTCGCAGGAGCCAGATACGCAAGCAAAAGTACTTGTACCCTTAGAAGTATCCTCAGTCTCATACTCACTCAGTCGTGCCCAATCAATACGCTCAGGCATCAGAGCAAGTGCCTCAAGGTACTCACGCTCAGAACACTCTTGGTATGGTGCTTGCTGATACGTATGGTCAGAGTGTGGCAGGAAGGATACACCAGAGACTTCATCAAAGTTCTTGTAGACCCAAGCACCAACCTCCATCCACTCATCGTCCTTGACTGTAATAGTAACAGAAGGTTTGTGTTCGCACCAGTGTCTTTGATAGGTCATCCATAGTTTAAGTTGTTCAATGGCAGACATATCATTACGAGTGACAGCACCCAAAGGAGATTTTTGTGGGAAGCTGAACACTGTAGTAGCATCAGGCTTCATCACATCAGGTTCACTGGGGATGCCCTGATCCTTCATGAACTGGGTCAGAGGGTCTTTATTGTCTCCGCGAACAGTACGAATGTAGTAGTCTGAGTGGCGAGCATGAATACCACTAGCAGAATCAACCAGTTGGCTAACTGTCCCAGAAGGTTTGACGCAAGTAATAGCAGTAGAGGCAGGGATACCAAGACGATCAGCCCATTCTGCGTTAGTGGCAATAGCGACATTCTTCAGTCCCTCTAATAGGTTGGGCAAGTTCCATTCGTCATAACTCTCTGACATCATCTCGTTGTCCATGATACCAGTGAGTGACACACCAAGTAGACGTTCTTCTTCTGTGTTCTTCTGCCATACCTTACGCAGATAGGGGAAGTTGGTGAAGGTAGCTTGGATAGTACCAAGGATGGTAGCTAGTCTTACTTTTTCCTCCAAGTCCCCAAGTGTATCCGTAGCTCTGACCACGACTTCTGTGAGATTGCAGAATTGCTGTGGGCGAAGAATGATTTCACTGCATGGATTAGTGCCAAACTCATAGTTCGCATCGCGTCTTCCATTCTTTGCTGCTTGCTTCTTAGAGGCAGGACGAGAGAAGATACCACGCTCTCCACTCTTACTCTCAACCAACGACAACCATTCACGCATGAAGGTTTCCATGTCGGGCTTCTCAGTGTATGCCACAGAGTTATTAGATAGGGCACGTTGGGGTTCGATAACCCACCAGCCAATCTTCTTCTCCAACTCTAGGCGGGTCTTGTCCCACTCATTTTTATCCTTACTCAGTTTAATCTTGTAGGTAGGTCTTACTGCGGGGTTCTTCTTCATAGTGATAGCGTAGGTCCAAGAGGTTTCATCCTCAGAGACAAGATTGTATTCATCTACAATAAAGTCAGAAGACTTTGCTAGAGACATACCCTTATCATCAAGATCAGACAGAGAGATCATAGCAGAGCGCCGTACCCCACCTACAACAACAACCTCCCCAATCTTACACAGCAAGTCGTGGCATTCAATGGGTGTTAGTTTACGCCCCGCTGCACCTCTGAAAAGGGCAATGGTAAAGTTGAAGAGTTCAATCAAGGGTTCAGGACCAGAGGCTCTACCGCCAAAAGTCTTGAGCTTTGCACCAGCAGGACGAACCTTAGACACATCCCACTTAGGAATTTCACCTGCGTACAGCATGGCAATCAACTTACGGAGAGACTTAGCCCAGCCCTCTTTGCTATCATGCACAACGATGGTGTCGCTAGAAGTGAACATCTTCTCTGGCACTTCAGGCAACTTATTGGTGTACTGCCGCTCAACAGAGAAGCCTACACCAGTGCCACACAGCAGGATGAACATAGCCTCGTCGAAAGATTTAGGATCGTCGATCACCTCAAAGGCACAGTTGTAGCCAGAGGT